TCTTCTTTGAGGTAGGCTATCGAAGCGTCGTCCACCTTGCGTTCTTTCAAAGTATCGGTGAGAATTACACAGGAATCGAACTCTTTTACCATAGTCAGAGTGAATCCGAACAAATAGTTTAGTTCGATATAGTCTTTCAAGATAAGGCAAGCATTCTCCAACCCTGTTGCGTAAAGCAGGAACTTGCTTTTCTTACCTCCTATTTCCGCTTGGGCAATATGCGGATATAACACATTATTTTCATTCTCGAACGCCAAACGGTTCTGATTGCTGACTTCCACTTCCCTGATGCCGTCAGCTTCCATACTGAAACGAATTTTCGCCAAAGTGTCTTGGTCTATCAGCGTGCCACGGTCAAAAAGAATTTCATTCCGTTCGATGGTTACTGTTTCACCTGTATCTTCATCAATGAAAGATTCCTCCCATGTTTTGAGGACACGTTTTGCAAGGTACATGTTGAGCATCTTCTTTGGGTCAGATGTCACATACCGGATTTCTGTTTTTCTTGTTTCTATCATAACTAAATAAATTCTTGATTTCTTTGTATTTCCTGCTGGGCGTATATCAGCATTTGATGTTCATTTGCAGCCGGCAGATAGATACCTGCCACTGATGCACTCCAATTACGGAAACGGTCAATACTCAGGGTCATTTCACCTGTTGTCAGTTCGGCAGAACTGCGTAAATAGGTTACTTCATTGCCTTTCTTGTTGACCGTCTTACGTTCAAACAAATCACGGTTGCAAGTCCTCTTATAAAAATCAATTTTTGCTTCATCGAGGCTGCAACCGTATTCACTACCGAAATACCCTAAAAGAAGATGCAAGTAGCTGTTTTGGGCAAGCGTGCGGTTAGGAAGCTTCTTTTTTACTTCCACAACGGCCCGCTCCTTGAACAGTTTATTTACATACTCCTTAAACTTGGGTATTTGGTATTCATTTTTCAAGTCGTATATCATCCATTTCCAAAGATTTTAGTATCGGTTATAAGTGCTCTGTTTTCTTCCAAGAACCGGATAAACTCCTCACAATGATTAGTAAGAATAGGAATATCACGTTCAGGATTGAAAACGTATGTTTCTGTATAGGTATCTACCACATAGCCGCCTTTGTTGAACTCTACAATGTTATACTCAAATGTCCGTACATCAGAACCGTTCTTCATTAAAGCGTATGGATATACTAAATGCTGGTGGTGATCTTTGAACTTTCCCACGGTATAACTACCGGTTGTTTTGATGTCGTGAACACTGGTAGGCATCAGTTCGTCAATCAGACCGTAAACCAATACATTGCCGTATGCAGTCGGAAGGATTGCCTCTACACGTTGCTGCGTCAACGCCCCTTTGTAGTAATTTGCGAACTCACGACAAAGGGATATAGGAAAGACAAATGAACGATTGTTATAAACGGCTTTCAAGGCTATAACCTTTTGCTCGCCATTCCCTATATCAGAATATATCTTTTCTACCTGCACCGTTTCAGATTTCCGGTTCTCAATCATACAATCAATTATCTCCCCAAAACATGTTCCTCTATCAGCTTTTTCGCTATCGAAAGGTACTCTGTTTATCCTATCGATAAGAGATTGTAATTGTTGTTCTCTGAACTCATCTTCATCACATGGGGGATTGTCAGAAAAAGCATAATATTTTTGATATATCTTATCACTGTCTATATAATTCTGATAAGAATCTAACAATGTTGGGTATAGTTTGTAAGATATTTTACTCATTCGCATATCTCCATTTGTAACCACCTGCTGTATGATGACTTTTTCTACCTATACAGCAACTGATAATATTAGCATTATTAATACCCGTTTGTCTTTCAGCCTCTTTAGCACTTTCAAATGTACTTATTGACGTACCATCCTCTCGACACTGAACAACGGCTTTTGACATCTTCGGGTGATTTATTTTCTTTTTGCTAAACCGTTCGTTTCTTGTTCCGTAATTAGCATTATATCTCCATGTGCACCATTCTAAGTTAGAAACAGAGTTATTGCTTTTAACCTCGTCTTTATGATTTACACATGGTAAATTTTGCGGATTAGGAATGAACGTTTCGGCAACAAGTCTATGAAGAGATTTATATTCAACTTGTTGTTGTTTCCATAGTGATATTCGTAAATATCCACTCCATATTTTATTAGGCTTAATTATCTTTCCTGTTATCTTTCTAAAATTACCATACCTGCTTTTAATAAGCCTATCTAAAGAGCGAACTCTACCAAGGGTACTTACTTGATAGAGTCTTTCATAACCTTGAATGTCTTTCCAAATCTCATTAGGCTGCATCTGAATAAGTTTTAGTCTCTTTGTTAAAAATCAGTCCTAATTCTTTCGCCTTAGCTGCCAACATCATTGAGGCTTTCATCTTTGAACTTCCCACATGGTTGAAATCATCAATATGGGCGATAAAGTCATTCGCTGAAGCTGCGTCGGCAACTAATTCTAAACAACCTGTTATATCAGATAGCACTTTGTTATATGCTTCTTGTTCAGCCTTTTTTGATTGCAACATAGTAAGATATGGAGCAATAATCCGAGTAGAGATAAAATCATTCTTGGTCGTCGGATTGCCGTTTTTGTCAAGGATGGTAGGTACTTCCATCACTGAAGGCAAGTTACAAGTATTCTTTCCGTCATTCCTTGATGTCGGATCGAAAGTAATAGTACGTCTCTGCACTCCTCTCTCACTCTTCATTTCCAAGTAACCTAACAAATCAAGTTCGGTGACGATGGAGTTGTAGGACTTCTCACGTAAGGCAGGAATAAACACCGTATCATCACCCTCTTTTCTTGTGTCACGATGGGCAACAAAAATGATATGTTTCTTCAGACTTGATAGCGTTCTTGTCATCCAAGAAAATTCAGCATTGATACCGCCCCAATCTCGAATAGATGGCTGCCTGGTTCCACATTTATAAGTGATGATAAAATCCATCATCTTACCAATGGTATCAACCACAATAGTCTGATAAACAGACAAATCTTCTTGCAAAACCAGCTGAACATCATTCCAAGAAGTGACCTGTACAGTGTCAATATTCTCCAAATGAGCCATATTCATACGCTTAACACCATTGTCAAAATCCAACAACAGAGGCTTTGGTGCACTCAAAGCTACTGTGCTCTTACCCATACCTGCTTGACCGTAAATCATCATCTTTACGTTTGTTGGAATATTCAATTCCGTTGATTTTCTGATTAAACTCATGATTGTTATATTTTTAGTTAGTAATTATATTAGAGACTTCAATAAAGGATCTATACCATCCTTCAATTCTTTAAGTTTCTTCAGCGAATAAACTTTAGGACTATTCCTATGTACACCAGCCCTTTTCCAAGTCAATGCTCCCGTAGCGCACTGATGAGCCAACCACCTTCTACCAAATCCAAGTCGTATAGCTTGCGTTTCCGTAATCTCATCAATGACCGGATCCTTGGAGATCGCATATTCGCTGACAGCTTCTTTCGCGGCCGCTTTTATTATTTTCTGTAATTGCCAAACGTCAAGTTCCATATAATAAAGGCATATTACGCCCTCTAATTCTTACACGAACACGGGCGATAAGTTCTACATTGGCATTAGAACGGGTTCGGATTTGTTGCCGTTTCATGTCTAAATGACTATCAACACAAAGAATAATCAAAAGTACACAAGCAACAAATGATCTCATGGCCGGCGAAAAGTCCAGCGTCAACCGGATACCTGATATCCTCTCGGCTAACTTTAATGCCAACTCCCTCCCATTCCGAACACCCAAAATTAAAAATGCTGTCTGAAGCTGGTTATTTATCGTACTTACTGCACGATGCTTCAATACGGCAATCTCCTTTTTTTCATACCCGGCTGCGTACATTTGTGCTGTAATGTCACATTCGGGCGTTAACTCGGTAAATACTTTCATAATCGTGTGTATTTAAAGTTTGAATCAGGAATCTCTAAATACTGTAACTATCCCTTTCGGAACATTAGTTTCCGATCTCCACTTATGTCCATTTTTGTACCCTTGTGCATTAAGCAATGAAACATTGTTGCGCACTGTGCAGACTTTATCGATAGGAAATTCTACTTTCTTCCCTTTCTTTAAGTCTCTCATACGAGGCATAATTTCCACTTTTTTCTCCATAAACTGATTATATTTAATTGAATGTGGACGGAACCGGTAACGATCCGGCATACACACTTCCGGCTGTGTGCAGAGCATTCCATACGCCCGCCCGTTTGCCGGGGTTTTCACCCGGCTGCTTTTGCTAACCTAAACACAAAACGAATTAAACAACTTCAAGAAAAGCCTTAATAGCCAACATTTTCTTTTCAGCTAACACTTTGGCTGCTTCTTCTCGATTTTTCCAATCTTTATAAAGTTCGAGGTCCTTTTTTGTACTTTCGAGGTCTTTATTAAGAGACGACACCAATTCAATCAGTTCCTCTCTTGTCATTTCTTCAATACCTTTTGTTTCCATATACATTATTATTAATAGTTACCAACTTTTTTCTTTATAAATGGCGATCGTTAGAATAACCGACATCACGAATGTTAATACGTGAAACGGATTAAAGAACATGCCAACAAAACAGGTAGCCGACATCAGTACTGCGCAGATGAATAAAATTAGCTGCACTCTTGAATAAAAAATTACCTTCATGACTGTTTGATTTGATTTGTGCCCTCCGGCTGATTCGATCAGTAGCTTCGCGCCTCTTCAGAGGGTTTTCTTAACTTTGTGGTGCAAACTTTAAAAATTAAGAAGTATGAAATCAGAAAAGTACCTGAGCATGGCTAAAGACATTCGTTCTAAAGTCGAAGATTTACTTGACGAGTATAACACCTTTGAACCATCAATAAGCAAGATGTTTCTTGATGGACAACCGTTATATGAACAAGCTATAAAATTTACCCACTTGGTTTATTCATTTGATCCAAATCTGCCTTTAAATAGAGAGTTGGTAGATCTGCCAAATAAATGCAAAGGGTGTATAATTAAAACGTTTCCGCAAGAAAACGATGTCTTTAAAAATTTCTTGTTCCTTTTGAAATGCTTCACTGATTATCTGGAGACTTTTCATGACTAACTTTCTCTCCGCGTAAAAGGTCCAAGTAAGAAGTAACCGCTTTCTCGGCATCTTCTTTTATGTACTCCAAATTTTTCAGACAATTGATTGGCAAATCTTCAACATGTATGGATATTGTCAATTGATTGTCTTTTTCTTGATGTTTTAGTTCAATGTTGTAATTCATGTGCTATGATATTTTAATTATCTTTTCTTCTTGCTTATTATTTCAAACCTCACAACGCCAAGTTCTGTATATGCGCCGTATTCAATCCAATATGTCCCACGAGCCGCGTTTATTTTAGGATCATATTTACTATCAAATAATAGCGTCTTTGTGCTACCATCAATATAATGCACACTTACTTTATATTCATAAATAGGCATTTTGGAGTACCTATAAAGGCCTATAGCAAAAACTATAAGACCTGATATAGCGACAGCTATTAAAAAGTTTCTTATAATAAGATAAGGTTTGTAACCATCGGCATATTGATGAAAAAAAAGTGCTCCAAAAGCACCACCTGCGAATATAAATACACCTAAAACTTCCATATCATTTATTTTATTTGTACCCGGCAGCCCATCCGATAGGCAGCGTCGCGCTTTCAGAACCAGGTTGTATTTTGAAAAGAGGCAACGGTTAACCAATGTCTGACACATAACACCGCAAGGAACTTGCCCCTTTGACAATTCTTTTATCTATAATGTATCCCTGTGGGTCATGGCTCAAAGCTCACCACGTTTATACATTATACTTTGTAATCCTTTCGCTTAAACTCCATTTCTGCGAGTGCTAAGGTTGAAATAAGACAAAGAACTTACTGTGGGCATCCGGGAATCGAACCCGGTCAGAAACGCCTTTCTTCACCAGCCGAACACTTTCGGCTCATGCCCTTTGCTTTAGTAAATCGTTATGAAGTTTTCTACTTTGAACGATCTGAATCCGTTCGCCTCAATATCGAAATAGCGAACCGTCTTGTAGTTTTCAGAACCAGTACCTTTGATAAGATTCTGAATGTCTTTAAGCGTACCTTTGGCTTTGCGAAGTGAACCATCAGACTTTTCATAGGCGAATGATACGATACCTTTGTGCATTTGTTTTGTCAACCGGTATAAAGCCCATGCGCGAGAAAGACATACGGCGAATGCTTTACCAGTCGCTCTCATTAACTCATAAGCCATACAAAATACCTTGTGTCTAAAATTTGAAGTTTTCATAATCATGTGTGTTATATGCGTTAGTATAAAAATGAGTTCATTGCTTCATAACTACTGAAGATTTCAATAGCAGGATCGTTAGACCAGTCCAGCGGGGTGAGATATTCAACCTCTCTTTCAAGAACTTCTATTTCATTAGAGAGAATCTTCACGATCTCAGACTTGCTATCTACATTGTATATATAGCAGACTTCTTCTTCGCCAATCGTGCTCAAC